GTTGGTGGTTCAGCAGTATTTAAAATAGAACAACTGGAAAGCAAGAAAGCATCTGCCGAAAGGAGACTGAAAAATGCACAAACATCGTTGGATACTCTGGACAGACTCACTACTGCAGAGGATGTGCTCGATGCTAATTTTATTAGAAACAGACAGAAAAGAGAACGTGCGTCCCTTGATAATGAAATTAAGAGTGCGACTGCAGACATTGAGACTATTGAGACTGATCTCATACCGCTCAAAACAGAAAACCTTAAACTCGAAGCAGAAGTAGGTCCGATAAAATATATCGCAGAACTGTTCTATGGTAGTGGTGATGTCGCTACTGTGGATAAAGCAGTGCGCTTGATGATTATTGTTCTTATCTTTGTGTTTGATCCATTAGCAATTCTTTTGGTTATTGCAGCAAATATTTCGATTTTAAGCTTGACAAAGAAAGAAGAAACGGGTATAGTAGAATTTGTTGCTGCTGAGGTTGTTCCAACTCCACCATCAGGAGCACCGAAGAAGGTTGTTAAGAAACGTAAACCGATGAAGAAAACTGAAGTGGTAGTAGAAACCCCAACTGATTTCTTCGCGATGGAAAAGAATTTATCGACCCACGATATACCCGCACCAGATCCTCCCAGAAAATCTTGGAGAGATGGTAAAGTTGAAATTGATAAAACCAATATTAGGAGAATGTGATTATGGAAATCGACCGTGAAATGCTCGTAAAGAACCTCAAGAAGATGGACGCTGAAGTGACGTTTACAAAACGTAATGGGGATGTTCGAGTTATTCGATGCACTCTACAGGAAACTGTGGTGCCAAAGAAAACTACTGCTAAGGCCGAAAGCAAGGTGATTAATCCCGATGCTCTCCCTGTTTGGGATACGGAAAATGCAGGTTGGCGCTCGTTTAGATATGATTCAATTACAAATGTGAAATTTATAGCTTGACTTTTCCACGGAAACGAGGTATAGTAACTTATAAATTGAATAGGGCGAACAGATGTATAAGTTGAAAGTTCCGATTGCTGATTCTAAGATTATGGGCGTAGAACCAATCTGGGTCGACGATTATGAACCCACGAATTACCAGTCTGAATATGGTAATGCATTGAGTTGGTATAACTTTATTGTTGACCAGAAAGATTGTCGTGCGTTTCTCGTTGACTGGTTCAAGGAAGATAAGGATAAACTGAAGACTCTTAGTAAAGTTCCTGACAAGTTGCTTCCACGCACCTATGCCAATTCTGCTCGTATTGCTATGCGTGGGTTCCCTCTCAACGAAAGAGATAAGTCTCGTATCTGGGAGAAGGTTGAGGAAACTGTCAATAAGCGCACCAAACTCGAAGAGGATGATGCTTCTCCGGAACCTGTAGTCAAGGTTGCTAAGAAACCGTTAATTGCAGGTCACTTCATTATATCTGATGTTAATGATGAGATTGAGAATCTTGTCATCGGCGAAGATGTAAAGAACATGCCGCAGATTCTTATGCCATATCGTATGACAGATAGACATTACCTTGACTGCGTAGAAAAGATTCAACCTATCCTTGCTGAGTTTGCTGAATTGGTAGAGATTCGTCGGACACCCAAAGCAAACCTAACTGACATGCAGTCGCAGTTGCTCGATAGTTATGCACATCTGACGGGTATGAAGATTGTCAAGGATATCGTTAAGTTACTCGAATCATATGTCAACGATCTTAAGAAGTCATATGTCAGCAAGCAGGTTGCCAAGGTTCGTAAGAAGAAACCAAAGGATAAGTCCAAGTTGGTTCAGAATCTAAAGTTCCTTGCGAGTGATACTCCTCTCGGCGTCACCAGTGTCGAACCTATCAATCTACTAAACTGTAGTGAAGTATGGACATATGATACCAAGACACGAAAGATCTCTAAGTATTTCAGTCCAGTCAGTGGAAGCATTACTGTCAGGGGTGCAAGTCTTGTAGGTTTTGATGTGAACTTCTCTAACTCACGACTGCTTCGTAAACCAGAGACCCAAGTAAAAGAATTTGTTAGTCTTGCGAAAAATGGCTTGACTAAATGGTACTCAGCCGTTAGAAGTAAGTCTTCTCCTGTGCGTGCACGACTGACTCCGACTACATTAATTTTGAAAGTGTTTTAATGAGCGATAATGATAACGTGACATTTCTTAATCCAAAGAAGAAAGCAGAGGATCCAAATCCAGACAAGGAATCTCTATCATACTTCCTAGGTGGGATTGATGAGTACAGTTCTTATCAAGATGCTGAGCGTGCTGGTAAAGCAGTTATGGCAGGAATTACCAAGGTGTGCACTGAGAAGTTTGGTATTACACACCATGAAAGTTTCTATGCTGATGCAGCAGTGGTTTCTGTTTTGGTATATGGTATGTTCTTGCGTCAACGTGGGATGGATACTCCGGAAACAGTTATGCTAACTGATATTCGTAATGCACTTGATACAAAATTAAATGATGGGAATGATGAAACGTGATTGTTGTAGATTATAACCAGACTGCAATTAGCAGTCTAATGGTAAATTTGGGAGGTCGTCGAGACGTTGAGGTAAATGTTCCTCTAGTTCGGCACATGATCATCAATGCGCTTCGATCGTATCGTAAAAAGTTTGGTCCTGAGTTCGGTGAAATGGTTATTGCATGTGACAACCGTCACTATTGGCGTCGTCAGTATTTCCCGAACTACAAGGCAAACCGTAAAAAGTCTCGTGCCGATAGTGGTTTCGATTGGAACTCTATCTTCGAAGCACTGCATCTTGTTCGTGCTGAACTTGCTGAACACTTTCCATATGCTGTAATCGATGTTGATGGTGCAGAGGCAGATGATGTCATCGCAGTTCTCGCCGAGTATAGTCAAACCATGAATACCGATGGTCTCATACCCAGCGCTGAACCTTTCCTTGTTCTCTCTGGTGACCATGACTTCAATCAGTTGCAGAAGTGGAGCAACGTTAAGCAGTATGCTCCTGTTCAGAAGAAGTTTATTAAGTTGACTGAAACTCCTGAAGCAGTTCTGATGGAACATATTATCATGGGCGATAAGGGCGACGGTGTTCCCAATATTCTTTCTGGTGACGACACCTTTGTTAATGGTGACCGTCAGCGTCCTATTCGCAAGGAAGCACTTGCACTCTGGAAGACGCAGAAACCTGAAGACTTTATCAACAGCGACGAAATGTGGCGGAACTACCAGCGCAACCGTGAACTGGTTGACCTGTCTCGTATTCCTGAAGAGATCAAGGAAAGTATTATAGATAATTATGAGATGCAGAAAGAGGGCGATCGTTCTGGTCTTTTGAATTATTTTATCGCGAATCGTATGACACAATTAATTGAACTAGTGGATGAATTTTAAATGGCAATAGCACCCAAGAAATTTAGGCAAATCAACGAGGCTCTTGACTGGGCAGTTGAGGCAAAAACAACCGAAGAACTCTCCGCACGTGTTCGTGCAATCTCTGTTGGAAACTCTATTCTTATGCGATTTATTGCATGGGGCGTAGGTTACGAACAGGGTCCATGTAATCTACCAGAGGGTAAGACTCCCTTCAAGGATGAAGGTCTCCCAGAAAATATGGGCGACACTACCATTACACAGGAATTCCGACGCATTCTAACTCTACTACCAGAGGGAAGCGCAAAGAAAGTACCGCAATTCCGCAGAGAAGAAATTTGGATGCAAATCTGTCAGGGTGTAGTTTCTACCGAAGTAGAAATTCTTGATCTTGTTAAGGACCAGAAACTTCTCGAAAAGTATCCCACGTTGGCGACTGTTCTAGAATCTTTTCTTCCTGGATGGAAAGCACCTGAGGTTAAGAAGTCGACACGATCAAAAAAGTCTTTAGAATCTTTATAAATAAGTTCTTTCCCGCACCTCCTAGGAAGGAACAACTATGGGGCAAATTCTTGAGCACAAACACCTGATTATCAGGGCTGAATTGAACAATCCGCCGCAATGCGCAGAGGCGATCCAGGATTGGATGAAGACTCTTGTCGACAAAATTGGTATGAAGATACTAATGGGTCCATATGCTGTTTACAGTGACATGGTTGGTAATCGTGGATTGACTGCAGTTACTATTATCGAAACCAGTCATATTGCTATGCATGTGTGGGATGAAGTTTCTCCTGCTCTTATGCAACTTGATGTCTATACGTGTTCTGCGCTGAATACGAAGGATGTTTTCGAGGCGCTCCAGGAATTTGATCCAGATCATGTCGAGTTTAAGTACATTGATCGTGAGCATGATTTGACGTTGATTGATAAAGGCATTGTAAATGAGGTTTTACCTCTTTCAGCATAAGACGGAACTGTGGATCGTAAAAGATCCAACCATCGTCCCAAAACCTCGTGAGTTGATTCTACAAACCACCAATATTGAGTTGATTCGCGAAACTGCTTCTAAGCAACAAAAGATCTCTAAAGTCGTTGACAAGGTAACTCGTCAACGTAATAAATTGCACACTCCAGAAGGCAGGGAAAAAATTGCCGAGGCAAAGATGGGTGATAAAAACCCAAATGCCAAGGGGTTGTCAGATGAGCATCGAGCGAAGATAAGCAGAACGATGAAGGGAACTCGTCGTGGAGAGAATAATCCGATGTATAAT